AAGTGCCTGTTGGTATTGACAGATATGGTAAAGACAAAGCTGATTGGGCACTTGATACAGTTACACTGGAAGAAGCTAAAGAATTTTCGCAAGAACACTTAGGCGAAACTATCGTGTCGCATCGTGTTGTGACTAAAGAAGAAGCACTTGCATTGTGCGATAAAGACAATGACTACGCAAGAGTATGGAATGATGAATTGAAAGTTAAAACGTTTTTCACAACAATGGAAGAACATATTAGAGAGAATAATTATGACCCTACCTGACGAAAGATATCGTGCGTTGCGTTGCGGGCATCAAATGCTTTTAGATTTGTTGAACCCCAAAGTAACACCTAAAGTGCCTAAATACATTCGTCATCGTGCATTGGGTATTCTGAGACACTATCCAAATTCGTATCATTTTACAAAGATTGTAGAAAAGATGCCTGAAGATTTTTCCATTAACAGTTCATTCGTGAGATTATCAGATGAAGAATCAAGCTGAAGAAAAAGTTGTTTATTTTTTGAAAGAGTTACTTCATCCAGAAGGTTTCGCATGGGCAGTAACACCTGAGGTGCGTAAAGAAGCGCACCAACTTTTAATTATGATAGAAAGTGAAAGTATTAATGAGCAAGATTCAACAATTCGGCAGACCGTTTGAAACGTTTGATCCCAGTAATAAAAAACACCGAAAGATTTTTCACGATGTTTTGAGATATCGCACTTGGGGTAGGTCTCCAATTTGTTTTTGGGCAGAAGATGATTCTTCGGGAAATAATAGTTTAATGGATCAATGCGTTAAAGCAATAGGAACATACTATATAGAAAAAGAATTTGGTGAAATGGTTGATGATGATCCATTTGTATCTGGTGAATCAATGCGTAGCAAATCAAATCCACATGTGTATCAGTACACACGAAAGAAAACTATTATATGAAAATATATATCGGACCCTATAAGAACTGGGTTGGACCATATCAGATAGCTGACGCACTCTGCTTTTGGGCAAAAAATATTGAAGATGAATATGGATACAAACGTAAGCCTGATTGGGTGCATAACTTTGGTACATGGCTCTCTCATGGGACTACAGATGAAAAAATTACAGATTCAAAGGATGCTCCAGAAACTTGGCTGTTGAAACTGTGTCAATGGATAGAGTCTAAGCGTAATCGTAGGTCTTATATTAAGATTGACAAATACGACACATGGTCAATGGATCACACACTTGCAATGATTGTTTTGCCTATGCTGAAACAATTGCAAGCAACAAAGCATGGCGCCCCCAATGTTGATGATGAAGAAATGCCAGAAGAACTGAAATCAACTTCAGCGCCAGCAAAAGAAAATGAATACGAGACTGACGAAAATCATTTCAAGCGTTGGGATTGGGTATTAGATGAAATGATTTTTGCATTCAATTGTAAACTTGATGACTCATGGGAAAAAGAATTTCGTTCTGGTGAACATGAATTGATTTGGACTCCTGTTGACAAAGATGGCAATGTGGTGCCCAAAGGAGAACACAAACATTTCAGAATGAGCCATGGTCCTAACGACACATACAAGTGTGACTATGAAGGTATGAAAGTAGTTGAAACACGAATTCAAAATGGATTTCGTTTGTTCGGCAAATACTATCAAGCACTTTGGGATTAAGTCTATGCTAAATACTTCTATACAATCATAGAGGAGACAGCGATGGACTTTTTTACAGAGGATGCAGTACATCATTTAATTCCAAAAGTCAAAAACTTTGACGAATGGTATAGCAATTTAATTAATATCTTGCCAGAATATGACATAGACACACCAAAGAGAGTTGCGGCATTCATGGCACAATGTGGACATGAGTCTGGTGGATTTACTTTGATGCAAGAGAATTTGAATTATTCTGCAAAAGGTTTGCGTGGTACTTTTGGTAAGTATTTTCCTAACGATGAAGTAGCAAAACTCTACGAACGCAAACCACAAATGATTGCTAATCGTGTATATGCTAATCGTATGGGCAATGGAGATGAAGCATCTGGAGAAGGTTGGTACTTCCGTGGTAGAGGCATTGTACAAATTACAGGAAAGAACAACTACACTAAGTGTTCACAGTCATTGTTTGAAAGCAATGTACTAGTTGAGAATCCTGATTTGTTGCTTGAGTCGGAGTACGCTATTCATTCTGCTTGTTGGTTCTGGTCTGCGGCTAGACTAAATGAATTAGCAGATGTTGGCGATATGAAGACAATGACGAAACGAATCAATGGTGGGTTCATTGGCTTAGAAGACAGAATCAATCATTACAATCATGCGATTGAAATTTTAACTTAAAAAGGCGATAATCATGTTCAATAAAATTAAAGAGTTTTTCACAGGTAGCAAACCAGCAGTAGAGACAACAACTCAAGAAGTTCCTTTGACTGCGGCAGATGTTGCAATTAGAAATATCAAAGAAACTACTGCGTCTGTAGATGCTAAAGTTCAAGTAATACCAGCAGGAACTGAAGCGACAATTGCCGCACCTGCGCCAGCAAAAGATCAAGCATGGACTAAGAAATCTGCACCATCTATTGCTAAAAGCACTAAACCAAAACAACAATCTGCTAAGGCTGTTCCTGCGCCTAAGAAGAGACCGCCAGCACCAAAATAAAGTTAGACATAAACATCAATTGAACTCGCATTGAATATTTCCATGCGTATTTGTTTTTCGTGCGCTCTTTTTAAATACAAATCATACAAATAATCTCTAAGATGTATTTTTTCAATTAGTTGTTTATTGTATTCTTCCCACTTTTCTTCATTTTTTCTAGCATGAACATCGGCTAGTATGCCATCTACATTTGCATAACTTGGCGCCACGATTGGAAACCATTGAACGGCGTCCATTTATTTTGCATTCCGGTACATTTCATACGTCACAGAACGAACTTCCGAATCATCTGAAGTTCCCAACAAATGCGCTAAACTATTATATATCTTTGATACTTGATCTTTATTGCATTGTGATCCCTTTGATTTTAACCACTCTATTATTTTTGCCTTGCGTTCATAAGGATGATGCGTAGTCAACGCAATCATTCTAAACTCACCGAGATCACATGGTACCTGCGCTGTTGACCCAACAATCAACGCAGACATGCCTACAAATAGAATAATCCATCTCATTGCGACATTTCTGATGATGCTAAATTAATTCTAGTTTTAATAACAGCAATGTCACTAGGTTCTTTTCTCCATCCCACAGCAACATATCCATCAAAGTCTCCAATCTCAGGAGGAATACCACCACGGCAAATGAAAGTTACGCCTTGTTTAGATTCCCATTCAGAAGATTTATCAAGCACACTTATTTTATCACAAACAATTTCACCATTTAGCATACCAATGATGCCAGCATTTCTGGATTGATCTTTGCTAAACAAACTAGAATTTAATCCATCTAGAGAATTGTCTCTTCCTTTTGGACCAAACGCTAACATTGTTTTTCTTGTATTCACATTGAGGGATGCTTTGTGTACAATTACAGTTGTTGCTTCTAAATCTTTTTGTAAACTTTCTGCAACCGGAACAAGATGGTTTACCTCTTTAAGATTTGTCACCTTGCTAGATTGTGTGATAGCATTTAGAATAACAGTTCTACTATCCCATGCAAAATATCCAAAGAAGAATACACTAGCAAGAAGAATAACTTCAAACAATTTGAAAGGTGTGTCAACCCATTTAATCAGATCAATAGCTTTATCTAGCATTGACGATGCAGATTTAGTAGTACTGCTAACATCAATGACGATGGGAGAAGATGCTGTTGGTTTTTTGGTGCGCTTAACTGGTGTCGGCTTAGCGACAACTTTTTTGACTGGAGATTTCTTTACAGCAACTTTTTTTGCTGGTGCTTTTTTGACTGGCGTTCTCATGGTTGTTTCCTGTTATTTTTAACATAACAAAATACTACCCAAAAATGCTTAGTGACGATTCCAAAGAAGAGTTGCTTTAACCAAACTATCAATACTATTAATTAACGGAATTCCTTGCGCTTCAGTTTGTTTAACTGCAAGAGGTAATTCAGTACATCCCAATACAACTGCCTTTGCTCCACTATCAATTAATCTATTCACAACATTCATTATCAATGGTTGGGCGGCTTCAATGTTGTTAGCCTTTATTAAATTAATTGCGGGTTGCACTAATGTGTTCATCTCCTCTTTAGTAGGAGTGATACAATTCCAACCCAATTTATTCAGCATATATTGATACAAGCCTAATTCAATTGTGGCTTGTGTTCCGATGATTCCTATTGTAGAATTTGTTACATTTACATCTCGCAATGCATCAGCAACGCTATCAACAATATGAATAATTTGTAAATTTAAATTACCAAACTTATGAAACCAAAAATGTGCAGTATTACATGGGATAACAATTAGTTTACATCCTGCAGATTTTAATCCACGTAACCCCTCTAACAAATACGGCAATGGTGTATCATCTCCATTACGCATACTAGTACTACGATCAGGCACACGAGGATCACTCCATAGCACAAATGGAATATGTTCTTGGTCACAAGACGCTGGAGTTTGTGCTATCAATCTATTTATAAATTCAGCAGATGCGGCTGGACCCATACCGCCTAATATGCCAAGTTTTTTTATCATTTTTTGTTGAATAGTATTCCTGATGCTATTTGCATTGCGGTTTGCACCTCATCCAAATTCTCTGGCGTTTCTTTCCATCCAACAGAGATTTGACCAATAAACACACCAGGTTCAGCAGGGACGCTGATTCTACACATGTATGCTACGCCATAATCACGATATACGAATCCGATAAGACTTTGTGGTTTCAGATATGGACTGCAAGGAATCTTACCTGACATTAAACCAATTACATCATTGTTGTTGTCATAATTTTTTGAGAATAGTCCAACATTAACTCCGTCATGATTTTTATCTCTTCCAGCACCCCTAGTAAATAAGTATGCTATTTTTCTTGTATTTACTAATGTATTTACTTCAAGAATAGCAACCATCTCTGCGTTAGTGTTTTTGATTATAAAGTTTGTAGCGTCTTCATATTTACCATTCATCTTTGGTAGTGCTTGTTGAGCCCGATAGGATGTCATAAATGCATCCTTTTCGGAGTAGACTATCCATCCACCAAAACCCAAAAAGCATAGTAGAATAACTGTAAACAGTCTAAATGGGCTTTCGCCTATGAACTTTAAAAGTTCAAGTAGTAACTCTTTGAGTTTGTCCATCTGTTATTTCCTTGTCGCATACGAATGCGGTTACTGCCACATTACCATGTACGTGACTTGCTGTGCGAATCATATCCATCAACGGATCAACTGCAATCAACAATACTAATACTGCTTCACTAGGAAGTTTCAATAAGTCACAAACAACTGCTACAGTAGCAACAGTAAGAATACCTGTTGTGCCTGCACTTGCTAATCCAGCTAAGATACTACCAAACAATACAACTGCTAATCCAGTCAAGCCCATTGGTGCGCCGTAAATATTAGCAATGAACACAGTAGCAATTGCATAGTATACAATACTGCCGATACGATTAACTGTGAAACTTAACGGAACAGTTAACTCAACTCCTGTTCTGTCAAATTTCAATTTGTGTAGCGATTCTTGTGCATATGGAATACATGCTAATGAACTGCGTGAACTGACAGCGACAATCAATGTCTCTTTAGTTTCACGAATGACAGTCATTAGACTTAATCCAGATCGTTTCCAGATAACAAAAGTACCTGCAACAATAACTAAGAAACCACCAATTGCTTGTTGCATAATAAACTCAACCATTGTTAAGAAGATGCCAACACCAACTTTTCCAACTTGACTACTAATCATTGCTAATAGCGCAAATGGAAGAAAGTAGTTTAAAAATTTAAAGATACTGATACTTGCCTGTTGAACACTTTTCAGCATATCAACTAAGATTTCTTGTCCTGTGCTTTTAATATTACCAAGAGCGATACCAAAGATTAAACAGAAAATAACAATCTTCAAACTTTCACCAGCGGCTAGTGTATTGAAAATGTTTTCTGGAATAAACTTCTGCGCCATTTGCATTGGATCAACATGAGGTGTCTTTGGCATAGGTTCTTTTAGTGTAATATTCAGATCACTACCAGATTCTTTGTCGTTAACGATTGCACCAAGCTGTGCTTGCTTTGCAGGTGTCATTTCGCTACCAGTCAATGCAACTGTGCCAACTCCAATAACTGCGGCAATAAACATACTGCCAACGAAGCCGATGATAATTTTACGTATCATTGTTGCGCTACCTTCTTTCTGTAGAAGACTGATAACACCAACTAAAATTGTAGCTAACAAGAATGGAATCACAACTACTTTAAGCAAGCTAATATAGATACCACCAACACTTTCAAAATTCATGCTGGTTGCTGGTGCATAAACTCCAGCAAGAACCCCAAGTATAATTGAACCCAATATAGTCCACGGGCTAGAGAGAAATGATTTTAAATTAAAGTTCATGATTTTTCCTAATTATTTTGTTACTGCTGAAGCAACAGGTTTTTTCTCAGCCTTGTATCGATCCATTAGTTTTTTGGTGTCGATATTACTATATTCATTTCTAATGACATAGTTAACTATGCCAAGCAATTGATTTGAATTTACATTAACTGCGACAGCAATATTGTCTATGCTGTCTGATATTGTAACTGTCTTTGTTGTAATTGCGGCTTCAGGTTTCTCAAATGAAATTTTCTTAATTTCAAATTCATCTCTGTAACCAGCCGCAATAGCACCATTAGTTACATTGTTGATAATTGTATCCCAACTATCTTCTGGTGTGTATACTGCTTTTGGAAAATTAGTTCTTGCAAATGTGTCATAACTGCTGTTACGAATGAAAGATATTTTACCATTGAACGTGCGAATCACTTCATACACTTCTTTGCCTTGTCCGTTTTGACTTAGCCATAAGCGATTGATAATCATTGCTTGTTTGAGTTTAACATATGGGTCGCTGAATCGTACAGTAAGCAATCTTGGACCAGTAATCGATAACTTAGAAACAGCAAGATCGGCTCTGCCATCTCTAACTTGTTCAACTACTTCAGCAAAACTTTCTGCATCTCTGCGAAACTCAACAGGAACACCTATTAGTACTCCAATTCGTTTTGCGATTTCAACATCAAGTCCTCTAATATTTTCTGCATCACCGCTGAAGAATGGTGGTACATCTTTTTTAGTCATTGAGACAACTAAGACATTGCGTTTTTTAATTGCGGCAATATCTGGTGGAAGTGGTATTGTTGAAGTCGGCAATTGTGCATATGCAATCGATGATACTATCAAAAATAGTGCGGCTAATAATTTTTTCATATGATTTCTGCGTAGATATAGTTAATACAATGTATATATGTGGACAAGTGTAAACACATTAGCCCACGGCGGTGGTAAGTCGAGTCATTTTTTTGACAGTATCTTATCAAAATAACAATCACTTTTATATTTATGATACATCATATTTTTCGTTTTTTGTGTCAAAAAAACAACACTTTTTGTAGTAAAAATACAACAAACGCCAAAATAACCCTTGACTTGTTGTCCTATTATGGTATACTAGTCATATGACATTGAGAAAGAAACGTTCCGACCGAAACCATGTACTGTACAAAGTTACGTGCGTGGATACTGGCGATTCATATGTTGGTCTGACTGTTGCACAAGGTCAAGCCTACACCCGTTCGGTTAAAATCCGTTGGCAAAAACATGTGAGTCGTGCAAAGTGCGAAAACAAAAACTGGGCAATGTGTAATGCATTGCGTGAGTTAGCTGGTGCCGCATGGCAATATGAAGTCCTTGAAGTGATTCGTGGACGTAAACCCGCACACCAACGTGAACGAGAATTGATTGCCGAATTCGAGCCATCGTTAAATACATTTTGACATGCCACAATTGTTATGTTATACTGTATAAACATTGAATAGGAGTTTTTTATGAAAATCGGTCCGTTTACGTTCGC